TTGCCGATAATTTTACCTTCGTTTTGAATTTCACAACTTATATCAATTGTTAATGCTGGCACTGCAACATCATCTGACCAGACCCAAAAACCTGACGGTATTCTCAATATGTTACCAGCAGTTATAAAATCTGATGCTGTTATTTCTTTTCTATTAGATTGCCCATTAATTATTGCTGAAGTTGTTATGGTAGTTGTCGTTTGAGCAACCGATCCATAAAAATTACTAATACTTATAGCTCCAGAAGTAGGAACAGAAGTATTTTGAGGAGTAACTAAACCGCCATTTCTATAATATTCACTTAACCCATGCGGCGCAGAACCACCAAATTCGCCTACTATGCTATTTATGCTTAAAGTTCCGCTACTTGGTAAAGTCATTATTAAGCACTTCCGAAAGCAGTTACATCGTTTTCTACAGTTAATGCGCCAGTAGAACTTAATTTAAGTCTAGCTGTGCCTTGATATGAAAATTTTAAATCTGAACCAGATTGCGTAATTGTCCAATCGCCTAGATCAACAGTTACGGCTTGCACCTCTCCAGCCGCACCGTAAACAACACCCTTACTATTAACTACTGTGTTTGCTACTGAACCATCTAATAAATTTAGTTCAGCCGCTGTGGAGGTTACATTTGCTCCGTTGATTGTGAGAGTTGATAGATCAGGAGCAACCGTAGCCTTGCCAGTTCCAGAGCCGTTAAAGGTGCTTTCAATGGCTGTTAAGCCTGTATTGATAGTCGAACCCCAAGTTCCCTCACTACCTCCAACGGTAGGTTTTGTTATAGTAATAGCCATCTCAATCTCCTATTAATAAAACAGTACCACGTTAAGCGGCATCCGTCCATATTGCTGGTGGAAGGGTAGGACTAAACCATCCTCTAAACTTAACGTCTTTCCCTTGATATGTGTATTGTGCCGCATCTGTTACTGATAAAATTCTACCATGTCTAAGTGTAGCAGCATTACCAGTTAAAGCAAAAGTTCCAACCTCTGCTTCGATTGGAAAATTAAATATAACATCTTGACCAGTTAGCGTAAAAGTCGCCGCTGGTGGAATAATTGATATATGAATTTCGTAGCTTTGATCTTGACCAGTAAGTGTAAATGTTCCCACTTGTGCATTTGGGCTTAAATTTTTCTGAAAACTTACAGCTTGGCCTGTTGTCGTAAAAGTTCCTATTGGCTCTAAAAATACACCTTTACCTAATGACACAATTACAGTGTTACCTGTTAAGCCAAAAGAACCGCTTTGAATTGCGTAATTATACGCGATAGGATTTAACAGCGGTTGACCGCTTACAATAAACTGACCGCTTGGAAATAAATCTGTGATAAGCTTGGCCGATCCAGCCATCGATAGCGTAAACGTGCCATTCGTGACTGGCATCGAATAGTTAGCGCCACCGCTAGACCCTATTGCGCCGCTACCAATCGCTCCTGCTGCAATAGTCATGGTTTATTCTCCTTGAGTTTCCTCTTCATTAAAATCTTTTATCGTTTTTAAGTAATTTTCTAAATCTTCGAAAACCTGATAAGAATTTACATTATCACTTACTAAAACTTCGCCACTTTTTACTTTATGCACAAAACTATTAAAATCTGTTTGCTCTATATGTAACTCTTGCAAACCTTCTTCTTGTATAGACGAAACTAATTCATTTAGTGAATTTTGTTGCTCAACAGAAAATGCCTCATGTGTTTGCTCTACTAAGAAATGGTCTGAATTTAAAGCCATGTCTATGTTTCCTGTTGATTTTACGTTAAGTGTTTTCATTTTTTTGCTCCATTTTGTGCCAGAAAAGACGCCTATAGGCATCTCTAAAAAAAGTGAGTAATCTAAATTTATCTCTGTTCAGTCTTTTTTCATCAACTAAACCAACTTCTTTTTTGAACACATCTCTTTTAAACGGTATAACTTGAACAAGTGGAGTTCCTTTTTCAATTAAAAACTGACCATCACCACCTGTCCAAATAAACGGAAAATTAATATTATTATAATATCTGTCAGTATCAACAACACCATCAAAAAGTTTAAACCTTTTTTCCATTCCATTTAAAGGTGCCATAAAATAACAACTATAACCTTTTGGAGTTTCTATTACCCAAGGATTATGAAATTTTAACGGTATTGTGCCAAAAGGCATATTTTCAAAAGGATGACCCTCTACTTGTTCTATTGCGTGAGGTGACATCCCATCGCATAAGTGTTTTTCTGAAAATTCAAATTCAATATTATCGTTTTGAGCTGTGACCCAAACATCACAATAAAAGGGAATAATAAATCCCTCACTGCAAGCTTCTAAAAATGGAATACAACGCTTTACAGAACTGCTTCTAGGATGTGGATTTGTTAAGGATGGTAAAGCCTTAAACCATTCTGGCAAAGCTTTGGCTGATGGAAAAGGATGAGGATAAGCGTCTAATACTTCCTGTTTCGCATGAAATTTAATTTTGTTTGCCATTTTATGATTTCATAATAAACGCCAAAGTAAAAAATATTGGTGTCGTTGTTAACGCCGAACCGCTTCCAGTTGCCCCAGTATTACCTGATATATTGTGCGTGTGAGTTCCAGAGTTACCAGTATTTCCACTAAAACTGTGGCTGTGGTTTCCAGTGTTGCTTGTGTTAAAATTATGGCTGTGCGCTCCAGTGTTACTTGTGTTATGTCTATAATTAGCACCACTGGAAGGATACCAAAAGTTTAAGGGAAGTGCATTACCACGCACGTTGACAACACTATTAGTCCAAAGTGTTCCACCATGACTATGGTTTCCAGTATTAGAAGTGCTTCCACTATGAGAGTGAGCGCCAGTGTTGCTAGTATTTCCGCTAAAGCTATGAGAGTGATCACCTCCTGCCGCAGCCGCTAAGTTGCCACTGTCATGCGTGTGACTTGGCAAGTTTCCTTCTGCCAAAGTAACAGTGTTTGATCCACCAGTGCTATTTGTGTTGGTTGAAGCCTCCCGACCTATAATAAATCTTTCTGTTAAATCAGGGGTTCCGTTATTCCCATCGCATAAATTCCAACCTGACGGAATGTTTGCATTAGTTCCAGACCACATAGCAATTAAACCTGACGGAATAGAAACAATACCTGTCAGCGCAGAACCGTCACCAGTTAAAGCTGTAGCCGCCAAAGTACCTGTCACTGTCGCGCCTGTCGCTGATGCAGCAACTTTTGTAACGCCAGCGTGTTGCAATTCATTAAAGTCAGTATTGATGGCTGTCACTGATACTGTGGCAGTACCAGTTAAAGAAATAGCATTATTGCTGTTACTGCTTTCGGTAGGCGTTCTTGTTAGTGTCGTGCCGCTACTACTATAAGTGCCAGTGCCTATCTCAAAATTAGCACCTTCCTCAATTACATATTGGACAACATCACTGTTACTTACCCCAGCGTCTGCAAAGCTTTGAAAGCCTACAGAAGCACTACCTAATGCAACCGTACCAGTTCCAGTAGTGCTAGTCGTCATTTTGGCTCTGTTAAAAAGTTTCGCCATGACGATCTCCTATTATGTAAGTGTTAAGATACCGTTAGTTCCAATATCTATCGTGAAAGTATCACCATCATTCAGCGTCAGTGATGATCCGTAATCATAATAACCTATCAATGGATCGGCTGGTGATGTCACTGTATCATCATAAACAATCACATATCTAAAAGCTGCGACTGCACCACCTGATGCTGTTAAAACCAAATCGTTAGCTGATAGTTTATAAGTGCCAGATGTTTGTGTGCTTGTGACACTTTGCAGTTCTCTTGCTGATAGGTTTGTATAAGCAATTTCTGTGATATTTGCTAAGATACCATTTCCATCAGCCGCTGCGTTTGTACCAGCCGTAGGATCTGTGTTAGAAAGAGCCACTTTTAAAGTATCTCCATCTAGATCCATTGTGTTAGCCAGATTGACTACAAAGTCATTTACTTTAGTAAAACTTGCCATTTAGTAGCTCCTAATTTTAATTCTACGCCCAGAACCCGCTGCCCTAGCACGTTCTCCTTCAAAATTTATAGCAGAAATTGCTGTTTGATACAACGCTCCCCACACTTGCACTCTGCTATCTTCCTGTAAGTATGGCGCTGAGTGCAATAGACTACCATATAAAATAACATCAGGAAAATATTCTAAAACCCAATTTGATTGCAGCGAAGCACTCATATGCGGGATCGTTTCATAATATACTAATTCAACTGTATATTCTGCATCTGGTGTTGGGAACACCTCAAAAGCTCCATCTACAACGGCGTAAAATTGTGGACGCCCAGTAGTATCAGAATTATCTTGTCGAAGTTTAGATATTTCAAATGGACCTACTAATTCTAAAGTATAAGATCTATCGGCTGGTATAGTAATTCTAACTGGTTCAACAAAATTGGCTGGTAAAGCAGTGTATTGACTATCGACTAGTGCTGTAGCCCTATCTTCCATTCTCCAGTGTCTTGCATCACGATTGATCTGAGTTTCAGCCATTGTAATAAAATCTGGTATCTGTGCGGTAAGGTCATCACGATTTAAAGTATCTGCTATAGAAGCTTTGAGTTCGTCGTAAGTTGTAAGAGCCATTTATTCGTCCCCTTGCATTGCTTGCTGTGAAACCATCAGAGCTACTACCC